GAGCGCATGACTGTTAATCATGATGTCACTGGTTCGAGCCCAGTTGGGGGAGCCAATCATAAACCGCATAGATAAGCTGTTTTTGGCTTATTTATGCGGTTTTTTGCTGCTTGTATGACAGCGTTTTGATTTTTACAATTTAGTTATATTTAGTTACATTTATTTGCGGTTACTACAGGGTTACTACAGATTTTTGCAATAAAAAAGCACCCATTAAGGGTGCCGGTCTTACGCCATTTTAAGGATAGCTTTATATAGAGTGTCTGTTTCTTGGTTAATGTAATGGTTTATATCAACATCAAAATTTGTATGGCCCATTAGAGCTATAATATCTTCCTGCCTCGCGCCGGCAGCACTCATACGAGTGCTAAATGTACGGCGGCAACTGTGAGGGGTTAATTCCTCCGGCAAGCCCATTTGCCTGATAGCCGGGTAAAAACAGTATTTCCGGAAATGGTCTGCAGTCATTGCATTGCCATTTGTCTTGTCACAAAACACAGTGCTTCCTTTTCTGCTCAGGCAATTTCTAACAATACTCAATATTTTAGGGTGAACAGGTACAAGCCTGTCTGTTCCGGCATCGGTTTTGCCACCACCTATAAACACAGGTATGTTATTGTCAGACAAGTGGTAACTGTCAGCTGTTAAAGCTAAGAATTCGGATACACGAAAATTTAGGTAACACATACAGTATATGTAATCTGCATATGGTACTGTGCCGATATTCTTTCTTACCGTCTCAAGTTGCAGGTCTGAAAAGCGTGATTTATTCGTTCCGCCGCGCTCCGGAAGAGCGATAAATTCAGCATAGTTTTTATTTACGATATCATTTTTTAGAGCATAGCTATACATTGAGGTTAAAAGGCATTTGAGCTTGTGCAGTGCTGAAAATTTTAAGCCCTCGCACATTTTAGGAGTGCCTGTATCGACATAAGTGCCTTTGCCTTTGCTGTTTATGTATTTCAGCCTTCCTCCTGCGCCAACCTCATGATGGGCTGCTTCGTAATAATCTATTACAGCTTGCATTTCACCTGTGCGTAAATCCCTGAATTTACGGTTATATAAAGGTTTTAATTTAGTCCAGGCAGCATTATAGTTTTGCTGTACAGATATTCCCAGGTTCTTGTAAGCTACTTGCTGCCACTCTTTGTGCAGCTGCTCCAGTGTGATATTATAGCTTGTTACCGGGTTATACTCATATTCCTGTAATGCTCTTGCGGCTTCTGTTCTTGTTGCGAAACTGCCGAGGTAAATTTGTATACCTGTTACTGTACTGGCAGCCGCCCAGGGCTTAGACTTGTTGTCCTTACGGTAATATATACTTCCTGTACCGTTTGCCCTCTTAGCCACCTTATTCTGCTTAGATGATTGACTTTTGCCACAATATGGGCAGTATTTAAAATCAGGCTGCAGCTCTCTGTTACAGCGTTTATTTATGCACTTCAAAAATGTACCTCCTTTTTTTGTAAAAAGGGTGCAAAAATTCCACGGTAAGATATTGTAACTTATCCGTGGGTGTGGTACAATATATTTGTTCTTGAAATGATGTACCACGCACCCGTGTGGTAGCCGTCCTATCCTGTTCCAGCAGGGTGGGGCGGTCTTTTTTATTTTAAATTATATTTGCTTTATTTTAATCCGTACTCTCTGTGTGGGAGTACGGATTTTCTAGCGTTAATGTTTTTATTCACACATACTGTTCGCGCATTTTCTTCGATTCATAGTATTGTTCTGCAGGAGCTAATCTTGTAAACTCAACTGTTTTATCATAATTTTTCTTTACCACATCTTCAATCTCTTCAAGCGTAACATTGAAAAATTCTCTTCTTGTGTTTACCATATTTAATTTTCTGTTTTCAAAAGCCCTATGAAGCGCTGCCTCAAGAGCAGGTGCATCATCAGAAAATATCATTGCATGAACATCAAAATTAAAAGGAACCGAAGCATCACCAAGTTCATCAACTCGTTCTTGTGGCTCAAGTCTGCGCGTCATACCAATTTTATACACGTTCTTGCCAAACGAACCTACATTTGAAATTATGTAAACATATCCTGCTTTTGCATTTGTGGCACGATAATCAATATCCTCTATTGATTTATCAATTTCTGTAAGCGCTGACTCAATTTCAGATTTCTTTTTAAGTAGTTCTGCTTTTTCCTCTTCATTTGCTGATATGAGTTGTTGATTTATATGGTCAAGGGCGTTTTGATAATGCGTTTGCTCTTTTCGTATTTTTTTGCGAGCTTCTTCAATTTCTTTTTGAAGTTTAGCTTCTTCACGAAGTCTTGCACGAATTTCTTTTTGCTCTTCCTTTTCGTCCTGCTTCTTTTTCCTATACTCTAGAGCAAGGCATAGTTCTTCGTACTTTGAATGGAAATAGGCGTTTGTGATTGCGACATTCATTATTTTACCGAGCTTTGAAATAGCCTCGAATGATTTCTGCATACGCTTATGCGCTGTGTCAAAAGTATTATATTTAACCTTGTCAATAAGTTCATCGCACTCGCTGTTAAAGGCCCTTAAAAGCAATTTTTGCATATCTTTAACCATTTTCTTACCCTGTGAATTATTGCCGTTTACAGTCCAATTCATATTACCCGTTACAGCCTTACCTTCTTTTATAAGGGCTTTCTGCTTGTTGCGAATTTCTGTAAGCCTATCTTTGTACATATCGGATGTAGCAAAGTCATATTTAGGTGTGTACAATCCAAAACTTTGCATTTCGCATTGTTCATCAAGACGAACAATTTCATTTTGCTTACTTTTGATTGAGTTGTTTAAGCTCAAAATTTGATCGTTAAGTGACGCAATTGTGCTGTTACGTTCGGCGATAGTTTGATTTAAATTACAGATTTCGTTGTTTAGTTTATCTGTAAGTTTCATAAGCTCGTCCGCGTTCTGCATTTCAGGCGTAAAAGTGCTCTTTAATCTATCAAGTTCAGCCTGTAAGTTTTCGGATTCTTGCTTATACTGTTTCCCTTTAAATGTGTCTAAAAAGCCCATTTTTTATCCCCCTAATAGTTCTTAATTTTATAAAATTGTGCTATGTGATACATAAACACAAGTAAACAATACAACATTTTGTATATGATGTCAATACAATTTAATAAGAAAATTGTAAAATTATGTAAATTATATTATATCTCTACAAGTGTGTCCAACTAATGGGACAGCAAAAGGGATTTATTGATTATAATATTGACAAAGCCAAACAGATGTTTTACAATATATGCAAACATTTGTTTTAAAAATAAAGATTTAGGGGATGTAAGTAAAATGGTAGACAATCAATTAATAATGGAAATAGCGCACATGCTTAAAGTTATGCATGACAGTGTAATCACAAAAAAGATATACAATATTGTGCTATACATATACAACAGTAAAAACAACTAATCCTTATAGAGCGTGCAGGATAACCTGTGCGCTCTATTTTTATGTATTTTTTAAGTTGTCTATTATTTTTTGAATTACCTGCCAGTCGCTTTCATCCAATTTGGCAAATGCTTTAAACAGTTGTACAGCTGTTTCGTTTTGTCCGGCAAGCATTTTAGCTATCAGTATTTCCAATTCATCTGTTTCCACAAACATAGGTTCTTTACCTTTGAGAAGCCACTCAATATTCACATTGAATTCTCTACATACTGATCTTATTGTCTGCTCTGTTAATGCCCGTCTTCCGCACTCGTAATTAGCTATAGTGTTTTGCGATAAGCCTATTTTTTCACCAAACTCAGCTTGTGTCATGTTGAGTGCTTTGCGAATTTTTTTTAATCGTTCGTTCATTTGTTTTCACCTCCACTATCTCTATAATAATGTCAAAAAATCGATTTGTCAATAAATTTTATAAAAAAGTGTTGACAGATAATTCAAAGAGATATATAATTATCTCAAACCGATAGATAAGTGAGGTGAAAACAATGACAAAGACAATTACAAAACTTAAGCAGGAACAGCCTAAGGCTAAAACAGTCGTAAAGGTGTTGGGCGGATACCTGGAGCTGGACGCACGCAGCCAGGCATATGTCGAGGGCGTGATACAGGGTATGATTATTGGTAAAAAATCGTCCAAGAAATCAGCATAAGAAGGAGGGGAAAGCAATGTCAAGATATACCGATAAAGACATACGAGGGTACGATAATGTACCGGTAGAAGTTGCTGCTGAATACTTAGGTATACCACCGGACAGGCTGAGGCGCATATTGCGCAGTGGTACAATGCCTTTTTTAGGAGGCTCTACAGGAAGTATAAGCGGTAAGGTTATGTATATGGTGTCACCGGGTGGGCTTGTTGCTTACAAGAACGGCACACTTTTAGTGACGCCAATAATGGAGGTTACATGAAAACACTATGGTACTTGTTGATGTATGGTCTACGCAAGGCGATAGACTACTGCGAGCAGTTTATGAATGACTGCATGAATTGCTACACTGAAAAATAAAGGAGGAAAAGACAATGGAAAGATTCATTAATAGAAACTGCTTTGCAATGACTGACTTAAACGAGTGTTCTGCATTGATAAAAACGCAGTGCGAAAACTGCAAGTTCTGCAAGAGCAAAGCACAAGTCGAAAGAGAACGAAAAGCAGCAATCTCAAGACTTAAGAAGCTACATAGTGGAAGCTACTATCTGCAGAAATATCATCCAGGGGAGGCGAGTGCGTGATGAACAGCAATAAAAAAAGTGCCTGCGGCACAGCAACTGCCACAAGCACAATGAATAATAAAACCGACTTAATTATATACTCTGTAGCGGAAAAAATCAAGTCGTGCAGTGGAAAAAGTCTGAAAGATCGAAAGGCTAAAGTCATTTTTGAACCTGTAAAGAAAATGCTCAGTGAGTTTACAGAACAAAATGAGGAATTTGCAAGAGCTGTTTTTGCAATTAAAGATTTAGAAAAGCTGATAGACGAAGTAGGAAAAGCACTGCCGGAAGCTATATCTGACTTTGAAGTATATCAGGAGATTGTCGAGAAAATTTTTCCGGGAGCAAAGATTACATTTTCAATGCAGATACATATGTCTGAGTATGAATTGGAACAGCCGGAAAAACAGGAAATGCAGCCTGTCACTCTATCTTTGAATAATCTTATTGATTGGTAGGCGTGATTGCACATGATTAATAATTGTGAAAGATTGCTCAAGGATATTCCTGAGCTGACAGCTGAACACGAACAGCAAGTTGAACAATATTTTCCGCAGTATGCTTTTTACGAAAATGAAAGCAAGAAATCTTGTGATTACTTTTGTACAAGTTGCCATTGCTGGCATCTTAATGAGCCGTTTAGGCTTGCACATAATCAAATTCACATATGTTACCATTGTGGGGAGGCCGTAAAAGCAAAGGCACTTCACTATGGCAGAAAAAATCTTGAAACAAGTCGTAAAATTGGTTTTTGTTTCGCTGTTGGCGACAGGCTATATATCAGATTTGTTACTGTCTATCAACAGTTTTGCTCTTGTGATTTGTACAATGAAAATCCTACACAGATATTGCCTCAGTACTTTTTTATAAATGAGTATTTATATATCTACGAACAGCACGCAATGCAAAGATTTGCATATAGCTGGTACGATAAATCATTTTATCCGCTGAAGACAGACGGAATTATTCCTTCTGCTTCACAGGGGTTAGCGTGGTATTGGGGTCCGTCAGAAAAAACCTTGTATTCAGGCTGGGATTCAACCGTACTTTTAAATCTCGATGTAATAACCGATACGGATCTCAGATATTCGTGTGCGGATGAGCTTTCAAACAAATATACGGTTCAAGAGATTCTCAAATGGCTGAACATATATGTGAGGCACAATAATGCAGAATACCTGATTAAAGGCGGTTTTGAGCATATTGCAGACCTATTGATAAACGGTCAGCTAAAGCTAAACAAAATCCATTGGAAAGAAAACAATCTGCTTAAAATGCTTGGGTGTCGCAAGACGGATATGCACAGCTTTGCCGAATATGACTCAAACGCAATTGAACTTTACCGCAACATCATTAAAGAAGAACCGAACATTCAGAACGCAAGCGGTTTTGTAAGCAGTCTGTCAAAGCTCGGAATTTTCACCGTCAACGAAATTCACGATGCCGGTGTTAACTATAGGCAGATTCTGAAGTACGGCGAAAATCATCAGAGAGTAATACTGTGGAAGGATTACCTCGACAACTGCAAAAGACTTCCCGAGGGAATTGAGGAGCTGATGCCTGCTCATCTTGAACAAGCACACGACAGGGCCGTTGAAAAGGTTGCTTATTACACAAATAAGGCTGAGGCGGAAATGATAGCTAAGAGGGCAAAAACTCTTAAGCCTCTGTTGATGGACACGCAAAATCTTGTAATGCTTGCGCCTACAACAGGCGAAGAAATTATTTCAGAGGGCAAAATTCTTAAGCATTGTGTCGGCGGATATGTAAACCGTCACGCAAGAGGTGACACAGTAATCCTGTTCATTCGGCATAAAGCGTCACCGTCAATTCCTTACTTCACGATTGAGGTAGATCCCGAAAGCCTGACGATAATGCAGTGTCACGGCTACAAAAACGAACGAGAATCGAATCATAAAAAGCCACCCGAAATTGTTGAATTTGAACAGCAATATACTAAATTTTTGGAGGATATAAAAAATGTCAGAAATAACAGTAAACGAACAGCATAAGCAGGCGATAGAGCTTCATCAGAAGATAATTGTCAGCGCAAACCTTGCGCAGCAGAACTTATGGGATATGTGTACGAGCTTAAAGCAAATGCGTGACGATAAGCTGTATAAGGAGCTCGGCTATCAAAGCTTTGAAGCCTACTGCGAAACAGAAGTCGGTATTAAACGCAGAAACGCATACAACTACATTTCGATAGTCGAAAAAATTAATCCCGAAAATGTGCAATCGATTGCACAAATTGGAATAACAAAGCTTGCCCTGCTTGCGACTGTGAGCGGGCCGGAGCAAGCCGAGATCGCCGATAGAATCGATGTGGAAAATTCTACTGTTAGAGAACTCAAAGCTGAAATTTTAAGCCTTAAAGCAAAAAACCAAGAAATTTCAGACAGAGGTGTTGATTATTGCAAAAAATTCAATGAAGCAAAAAAAGATGCAAAGTTATATCAAAAGCAAGCAGAAGCTTCAAAAGAAAACTATCGCAATATTGAGAGCCAGCTTAACGCTGAAAAGGATGAAAATTCTAAGCTCAAAAATAAAATAGAAGAGCTTGAGAGCCGGTCAACCGAAGTTGCTGTTGCAGAGCCGAGCGACAACGAACGCAGACTCAATGAAACGATTAAGGCTTTGGAAAGGGAGAACATTAAGCATTATGATGAACTCGAAGAAGAGTATCGCAATAACGAAAAAATTGTCAGAAAACAGCTTGAGGATGAAAAACAGGAGGCTCTTCGCAAACAGAAAGAGGAGTATGAGGAAAGGCTGAAAAATATTCAGATTGCCGACGGTTCATCAGATGACAAGGATGTCTTTAAAGCATATTTTTCAATAGCATATGACAGCTTTATCCGTATGCTCGATTTTGCCAAGCAGTCACATGACAAAGATTTTTTCAAAAGCAAGATTGAGCATCTTATTGAAGCTCTTGCTGCTGAGAATATTAACTTAAAATAAGAAAGAGGTTTATGAAATGCAGGAAATTGTAATTAAAATTGATACAGATGCACTAACTAGGGCAATAAAGGACCTTACTGAGGTCGTAAAGGCGCACACACAACAATCTTTGTCGGGTGCTAGCTCAGTTGCATCGGATGCACAAGTAGAAGACAGCGGTCAACAACCGGAGCAGCAGGACAGAGAAATTGAAAAGCCATGTATAACGATAGAAACTGTACGCTCCGCATTTGTTCAATACGCAAAGGCCAAAGGAAAAGACCAGGCAAAAGCCGTACTTGCTAAGTTTAATGCTGCTAAAGTCACAGAACTTAAAGAGGATGATTATAGCGGTGTAATGAAAATATTGGAGGGATAAAAAAAATGCCGGAAACACATGCAAGGCTGTCAGCCTCCGGAAGTAAAAAATGGATAAACTGCCCGGGTTCGGTTCAGCTGGAATCCGAATTCGAGGACAAGCCGTCAGAATCGGCACAAGAGGGTACATACGCACACGCTTTGGGTGAGGCAAAAATAAGGCTAGCTCTAAAGCAGTATAATCGTGTGAGATACCACAACGCCATCAAGGACCTCAAAATAACAGAGGATATGGAAGACTACACAGAAGGTTACAAAGACTTTGTAATCGAAAGATACAACGATGCAAAATGTAAAACTCCCGATGCATTAATCTACATTGAGAAACAACTTGATTTCTCGCCATGGGTTCCGGAAGGCTTTGGCACAGGCGACGTAGTAATTGTAACTGACGGTACGCTCGAAATCATTGACCTAAAGTACGGTACCGGCGTTAAAGTGTCCGCTGAAAGCAACTCGCAAATGCGACTATACGCATTAGGAGCTATTAATGCTTTTGACTATCTCTACGATATTAAGCACGTCAGTATGACAATCTATCAGCCTAGAATTGACAATATCAGCACAGAAACTATTAGCTTTGATACTTTAATGGCTTGGGGCGAAGAAGTCAAGAAAAAGGCAGAGAAAGCAAATGATGATAAAGTTACGGAGTGTGTTGCAGGTTCACATTGTGATGCAGGTTTTTGCAAGGCTAGAGCAGTATGCAGAGCATATAACGAAGAAAGACAAAGACTTGCAATGTATGACTTTAAAAGACCTGCAAAACTGTCTGTTGAAGAGATAGCAGACATCATTGACCAGGCCGACAAAATCAGCAAATGGGTAAAAACTGTTAATGACTATGCCCTAGACCAAGCAGTTAATCACGGTGTAGAAATACCAGGGTTTAAGCTAGTAGAAGGTAGGAGTGTCCGAAAATACTCAAAGCCTGATGAAGAGATAGGCGACCACCTAATAGACCTAGGCTACCTAGAAAGTGACATTTTCACCAAATCTCTGAAGGGTATATCTCACATGGAAAAACTACTAGGTAAAAAGGGTTTTAATGATGTGCTAGGTGACTATGTAGTAAAGCCACAAGGCAAACCTACCCTGGTACATAATGACGACAAAAGACCTGCGATAAACTCAACTGCTAATGCAGTTGAAGATTTTAAGAATATCACAAACAAAGGAGAGTAATAATTATGGCAAACACAAATGATTCAACAAAGGTAATTACAGGTAAGGTTAGATTTTCGTATGCCAATGTATTTGAGCCTAAGAGTATTAACGGCAGCGAAGAGAAGTACAGCTGCTCAATTCTCATCGACAAGAATGACAAGAAGACTATCGGCGACATAGAGAAGGCTATTGAGTTAGCAAAACTAGCAGGTGTTGCTAAGTTTGGCGGCAAAATCCCGGCAAAACTAAAGGAGCCGCTGAGAGATGGTGACGAAGAAAAAGAGGACGATGAGAATTATCAGGGTAAGCTGTTTGTAAACGCTAATGCAAAAACTAAGCCTGGTCTAGTGGATAGCAAAGGCAGGGCTATTATAGACCCAACGGAGTTTTACAGCGGCTGTTATGGACATGCATCTATAACTTTCTATGCATTTAATTCAAATGGCAACAAAGGTATTGCTTGCGGGCTTAACAACATTATGAAAACGGAAGACGGCGAGCCTTTGGGCGGCAGAGCAAAGGCAGAGGATGATTTCGCAGAATTTATTTCAAGTGACGAAGATGACGACTTCCTAAACTAATGAGAGAGCTTAGCATTGATATAGAAACATATAGCAGTGTTAATCTACTAAAATCAGGTGTGTATGCTTATGCAGAAGCACCTGATTTTACAATCTTGCTTTTTGCTTATGCATTTGACAATGAAGAAGTAAAGATAATAGATACTGCTTGTGGTGAGGAGATACCTGGTGAAATCATCAGAGAATTACAAAATAAAGAAACAGTCAAAACAGCTTTTAATGCTAATTTTGAGAGAACCTGTTTAAAAAAGTATCTGGGTCTGGATATGCCGCCGGAGCAATGGCATTGCACAATGATACAAAGTGCAGAACTGGGACTACCCAAGTCATTATCTAGTGTCGCAAAGGTGCTGGGACTGGAAGAACAAAAGGATAGAAGTGGTAAGGCCTGTATTGATTATTTTTCAAAGCCCTGTAAGGCGACCAAATCAAACGGTGGCAGGACAAGAAACTTGCCACAACATAATACAGAAAAGTGGGAAACATTCAAGAGCTACTGTATTCAGGATGTAGTGGTTGAAAGAGAAATTAAAAGGAAACTTGATAAATTTCCACTACATCCTAATGAACAGAGGTTGTGGGAGTATGACCAAAGAATTACCGATAGAGGTGTTGGAGTGGATGTAAATATGGCTAAGAATGCTATTCAGTACAGTACACTTCATAAAGAAAAATGCCTTGAACTGTCAAGAAAGCTAACAGGAATTGAAAATCCTAATTCAGTTGCACAACTTAAAAAGTGGATAGAAAACCGTACCGGAAACACCTACGAAAGCCTTAACAAAAAGGTAGTAAAAGAAATACTTTCACAAAGTAATGACCCACTACTTAAAAAGGTTTTGTCTTTACGGTCTGAACTTTCAAAGACTTCTACAAAGAAGTATGAGGCTATGGTTAATGGTGTGTGTTCTGACGGCAGAATAAGGGGAATTCTTCAGTTCTATGGTGCTAATCGTACCGGTAGATGGGCAGGTAGAATGGTTCAAGTTCAGAACTTACCACAAAACCATATTGAAGATTTGGAACTTGCTAGGCAGACAGTAGTTGACGGTGACTATGAAATGTTTGAACTTCTCTACAATGTACCTAACATTCTTTCAGAACTTATCAGAACTGCTTTTGTACCTAGCATAGGCAACAGATTTATTGTGTCTGACTTCTCAGCTATTGAGGCAAGAGTAGTGGCCTATCTGTCAGGTGAAAAGTGGAGAATGAAAGTGTTTGAAGAAGGTGGAGATATTTATTGTGCATCGGCAAGTCAGATGTTCAAAGTACCGGTAGTTAAGCATGGCATAAACGGCCACTTAAGACAGAAAGGCAAAATTGCAGAACTTGCACTTGGATATGGCGGTTCTGTAGGTGCATTAAAGTCTATGGGTGCTTTAGAAATGGGACTAAAGGAAGAAGAGCTACAGCCACTAGTTGATATGTGGAGAAACACCAACAGACACATAACCTCATTTTGGAAAGAGTGCGAAACCTCTGCAATGTTAGCAATTAAGGGACAACCACAAAAATTAAAATGTGGTGTGTCATTTTATAAGCGGTCAGGAATTCTGTTTGTAGGACTACCCTCAGGCAGAAAACTAGCCTATGTTAAACCACAGATCGGTGAAAACAAATTTGGTAGTTCATCAATTACATATATGGGTATGAACCAAACTAAAAACACATGGGAAAGGCTGGAAACTTTTGGTGGAAAGTTAGTGGAGAATATAGTACAAGGCTTTGCAAGGGATTGCCTGGCTGAATCTATTATCAGACTTGAGGACAGAGGTTTTAAGTGTAATTTCCATGTTCACGATGAAGTTATACTGGATGTTCCGATAGGTGTTTCATCGGCAAAGGAAGTAGCAGAAATAATGGGAGAACCTATCCCTTGGGCTAGAGGTTTGGTACTTAAAGCCGAAGCATATGAAACACCATTCTACAAAAAAGACTAGAGGGGGGGGGCGCAGGTTTACAGCATGAGAAAATTCAACATTGCAACCGGTATAAGCAGAAGTACGAAGCTGTGGAAAAACTGTTCGATTACATGGGGCGAACTTGTGAAAAGACTTCAGACCACAACAAGAACTTCGGAAACACAGGGCGAATACAAAAATTTGCCCAAATCAAAACAAGACAGTATAAAAGATGTGGGAGGCTTCGTAGGGGGTAACTTAAAAAACGGAAAGAGAAAAAGTGGGTGTGTAAATTTTCGCTCACTAATAACACTTGACGCAGATTTTGCAAGTGAAGATTTTTGTGACACAGTTGATATGTTTGCAGAATATACCTACTGTATTTATTCCACACATAAACATACCCCGGAAAGACCAAGACTAAGATTAATAATTCCGTTGTCAAGAGATTGTACTGCAGATGAATATGAAGCAGTAGCCAGAAGACTAGCTGACGACATTGGTATTGACATGTTCGATGATACTACATACCAAGCGCAAAGGCTTATGTACTGGCCGAGTACAAGCATAGACGGAGAATATGTCTTTAAGCACACTGAAAACAAGCTACTTGACGTTGATAGAATACTTAGTACATATACGGATTGGAAAGATGTATCACAGTGGCCGACATCTTCAAGAACTGTAAAGAATAAAGAAAGACTGCTTAAGAAGCAGGAAGACCCAACGCAAAAAAGGGGAATTATAGGTGCTTTTTGCCGTTCATACGATGTGAAGGCAGCTATTAGTAAGTTTCTGCCTGATATATATTCACCCTGTGAAAATACTGACAGATACACATTTGTAAATGGCAGTACAGCAGCCGGTTTAGTTATCTACGAAGACGGCAAGTTTGCATATTCAAATCACGCTACGGACCCAGCAGGCGGACAGCTTTGCAATGCTTTTGACCTTGTGCGAATACACAGGTATGGAAATCTTGATGATGAAGCAAAGGACGGTACCCCAACGGTCAAACTGCCGTCATATTTGGCTATGCAGGACTTTGCATCGCAAGACAAGGAAGTAAGACTTCTAATGCACAAAGAACGCACACAGTCTTGTACAGAGGATTTTAACTGTATAGTAGGGCAAGTCGGGGAAAGTAATGATGATTGGATACTTGAACTTGCAACAGATAGCAAGAACAATAACCTACCTACAATAGATAACTGCTTAAAGATTTTCAAAAATGATATGCAGTTAAAAGGTAAAATGGCATACAACTCTTTTACTAGACGACATACTGCATTAGGTATATTGCCATGGGACAAGACAGATGATCAGAGAGAATGGACTGACACTGATGATGCAGGACTAAGGCACTATACAGAGAGCCTATACGGTATCAAAAGTAAAGCAGCCATACAGGATGCATGGACTTTGGTTAGTATGGCTAATCAGTACAATCCGGTACAGGACTATTTATCAAGCCTAGAGTGGGACGGTATAAGCAGGGCAGAAACCTTGTTTATAGATTACCTGGGTGCTGACGACAACCTATATACTAGGGCATCAACAAGAAAAATGCTTGTTGCAGCAGTAGCAAGAATCTTTAATCCCGGGGTTAAGTATGACAATGTGCTTGTACTCGTTGGTCCCCAGGGCTGCGGTAAAAGTTACATTATACGCAAACTGGGAAAGAAGTGGTTTAGTGATACTTTGACAACTGTACAAGGCAAAGAGGCATATGAACAACTTCAAGGCTTTTGGATAATAGAAATCGCCGAACTTTCGGCACTCAGAAGAAACGAAGTAGAGGCAGTTAAGCACTTTACTGCAAAGTCAGAGGACGCTTACAGAGCCGCATACGGACACCACACAGAGGTTAGAAAAAGACAATGTATCTTTGTTGGCACAACTAACCAGCACGAATTTCTTAGAGATACCACAGGTAACAGAAGATTTTTCCCTATTGATGTTCATATCGATAGAGCCACAAAAAGTGTTTTTGATGACTTGACAGACTATGAAATAGACCAGCTATGGGCAGAGGTTGTACAGATTTATAAGCAAGGCGAAAAACTGTATATGGATACTGATGAATTAAGAAAATTATCAGAACAAGAACAGAATCAGCACTTTGAAGAAAGTCCTTTGACCGGTGATGTAATAAAGTATCTTAACACTTTGTTGCCGGAAAACTGGGCAAAAATGGATTTAAGCGACAGACGGTTATTCCTTAATGGCAATGACTTTGGTGTTAAAGAAGAAGGCACAGTTGTAAGGGATAAGGTATGCCCACTTGAAGTGTGGTGTGAGGCTTTTGGTGGTGATAAAAAAGATTTTAATTATCAGAAAAGTAAAGAAATCAAAGATATCATCAGCCGTACCGGAGAGTGGGAGCAGGTGAAAAATAGCACTCAAAGATTTGGTAACTTGTATGGTATTCAAAGAGGTTTTAAAAGAAAAATGTAAACAAAATAATAAAAATCCGTTTACACTAAAAATGGCATAGGAATGGGAATTTTAAGCATCTGTAAACAGTGTAAACACCTTATATATATAAGTATATTGAATTATAGAGATTATAGAAATTATCAATAATAAGAAAATCTATAAAATCTATATTCAACCATAGTTTATAAAATTTCTGTTTACACTGTTTACATAATAACGGTAAGTCCCATTCCTATGGGGAAATTAATGTAAACACTTTTACAACAACGAAAGGAATTTATAGAAATGCAAGAGGCAAATGTGGAAAAATACCTAATAAGATATGTGAGAGATAAGGGCGGGCTATGCCTAAAGTTTATATCTGCCAGTATGAGAGGTTTGCCGGACAGAATTGTGATACTTCCACAAGGAAAAATCTTCTTTGTGGAACTAAAGGCAAAGGGCAAAAAGCCAAGGCCTGAACAGACAAGAGTACATAAACTTTTTTCTTCTTTAGGTGCAAAGGTTTATACTGCTGACAGTAAAGAAAAAGTAAGGAGCGCTGTTGATGAAGTTTATTCCTCATAAGTATCAAAGTATGGCGATAGAAAAGATATACAACACTCCTAGATGTGGACTTTTTCTTGACATGGGACTTGGTAAGACCGTAATAACACTAACAGCTATTGAGGACCTTATTTACAATCAATTTGAAATATCAAAGGTTTTAGTTATTGCACCTTTAAGAGTTGCAGAAGATACATGGAGCAGAGAGTGCGAAAAGTGGGACCACCTAAAAGATTTAAGTGTAGTAAAGATTTTAGGCTCACCCAGAAAAAGAAGATTAGCTTTAGCACAAGAGGCTGATGTGTATATTATCAATCGTGAGAATGTGGTGTGGCTTACAAACGAGCTTTCGAGTATCGGCAATGGGTGGATGTTTGATATGGTGGTCATCGACGAGCTGTCGAGTTTTAAATCATCAAAGGCACAGCGATTTAGAGCACTGCGCAAATACATAACCCGAAGTAAAAGGGTTGTGGGTCTTACCGGAACACCTGCCCCAAATGGACTTATCGACCTTTGGAGCCAAATGTATTTGATTGATAGCGGCGAGAGGCTAGGTAAAACAGTTACAGGTTATCGTGAAAGATATTTCACCCCAAATCAGCGTAATCAAACTACAATTTTTAACTATAAGCTGAAAGATGATGCTGAGCATGCAATCATGAGCAAAATTTCAGACATCTGCATTTCGATGAAAGCAGAAGATTGGCTTGATATGCCTGAGAGAATCGATTCCGTTGTGTCTGTCAAAATGACTGACAAACAGCTTGCAGAGTATGAACAGTTTGAAAAAGACTGTTATATGCAATTTGCGGAGGGCGAAGTGACAGCCGCTACGGCTGCAACACTTACTAACAAGCTTTTGCAATACAGCAACGGAGCAATGTACATGAGCAATGGCGAGTATGCAATAACGAACGAACAGAAACTTGAAGCATTGGCAGAGATTATAGACACCTCAAACGGACAGCCTGTTTTATGTTTTTACAGTTTTCGTCATGACTTTGAAAGAATTATGAATAAATTCAAGTTTGCCCGAAAGCTTGAAAGTTCTGCCGATATCGAAGACTGGAACAATGGTAAGATTCCGCTGCTGCTTGCACATCCTGCCGGCGCAGGACACGGACTTAATTTACAGACTGGCGGTCACATCGTTGTGTGGTATGGTCTTACCTGGAGCCTGGAACTGTATCAGCAGGCAAATGCAAGACTGTACCGACAGGGGCAGCGAAATACAGTTATTATACACCACCTTGTAACTGAGAATACTTGTGATGAAAGAGTACTATCAAGCTTGCAGGGTAAAGCAAATGTACAGGAAGACTTGTTGAAATCCCTAAAAGCAAAATATGAAAAAGACTAAGGAGGTCTAATAATGCAACAAAATATTTTAAAGATTAGTTGGTGCAACGATACGCATGGCAGTATGGAGATTATACTGGACAAGTTTTTTCCTTGCACAAAAAAGAAAATGAAGAATTTGCTGAAAATTGTGAGCAGGTCAGTTTCACCGGAGAAATCTATTTTAGAAATTAAGGAGTTTCTGCAATTTTTGTTATCACAGCTGGACGCACAGTTGAAGCACAATGCAAACGAATATCTTGCTGCCGGTCAGAGGGTGGCTGACCTGACAGATGAAATAGAATCAGGAAAGTACGCGAGTGGTTGTAGAATTCAACCTATAGTGATTAGCAGTAAGATGAGAATGCTTACTATCGAGAAGGCTTGCCTTAAAAAGTGTTTAAAGGCAGCTAAGAAAAGCAAAAAATTATATGAACGATGTAAGATGAATATTTGTCTTACCGATGAAACTGCTATAGGATAATGCAAAGTCGTTGAGAGGTGATAAAACATGAAAAGCGAATATAGCGACGAATTTGACAATCTTCGGAAGAATCGAGTTAAAGTCAGCTACTACAAATATGGTTCGGCCCGTAAAAATTTTGGCTGTGGCAGAGTTGACGCAATAGGAAGTTTGGAACTGTGCCTTGAAAAATTTAAAAAGACAGGAAATACTGAATATCTTGTTGACGTTGCAAATTATGCAATGTTTAGATTTATGTATCCAATGCCAGGAGAGTTTTTTAAGACAACAGACAGTAACCAAAGTGCCGGCACGGTTGGTACGCCAATTAATTTAGAGAGGTGATAACAATTGACAGCAAAAGAGTATCTAAAGCAGGCTAAAACGCTTGATATGGAGATAAATGCTAAAGTCGAAGAATTACATCAGCTGAAGCTAAAGGCAGCTTGTGTTCAAGGTGTGGCGATAACAGAGCGTGTTATGAATAGTCACGACAACAGCAGCAACAAAATCGTTGACAAAATCGTTGACCTGCAGAATGAAATTAACGCTGAAATCGATAAATTGGTTAGTTTGAAATTGGAGATAAGGAGTAAAATCAATCATCTTAAAAATCCTTTGCACAGAGTGATTTTAATTGATTACTACATAAATAATAAATCGTGGGAGAAAATAGCCGAAGATAATAACTATAGCCGACGATATATTTTTAAACTACACGGTTATGCACTTAATGATTTTAGAAAAGAGGACACCAAAAGACACTGAAAGACACTCTTGTATATGCTAAAATAGTAATATGAAATACGGTGGAAAGCGAACGCCACTCTATTTCAGCTGTAATCTTTGTGGGCGGTTGTGAGTGCTTTTCTGACTGACATTCCTCCGCCAACAACTTGCATATTTGATTTTTTCTCCTTTTAGCCTTTCTAAAATTTAGCCGGGGCCGGTAACGGTCCCAAACATAGTGAAGTAGCTCAGTTGGTCAGAGCAACAGCCTTATAAGCTGTGTGTCACAGGTTCGAATCCTGTCTTCACGACCAAGTATATGACATACCCCTATTCAAAACACACGCATTAGCCGTCCGCTTGGGCGGCTTTTGTGTTGCAAAAATTAATAAAGAGAGGTGGTACCGTGAAAAACTTAAACACAAGGCAGAAGAAGTTTGCAGAATATTATGCACAGAGCGGTAACGCCTCTGAAAGTGCAAGACGAGCAGGATATTCAGCAAAATATATCAACTCAAATGTTCAAAAATTACTGCAAAATACAGCAATTTCAGAGTACATCAAACAGCTATCTGACAAGCTCAAAGATGAACGCATTATGAGTGCAAAGGACAGACAGGTTGCTTTGTCCGATATTGCAAGGAATGGCGGGCAGGACACCTCCGACAGAATCAGGGCGATTGACACGCTCAACAAGATGACTGGCGAATACACCGTTAAGGTTGAGGCAAAGGTTGAGCAGTCCGAAAAGCTCTCTGATGTGTTCAGACAGTTAGGCGGTGAGGGACTGAGTGAGTAGCTTTCCTTTGTCACAAAAGTATATCGACTTTATCAACACAACAAATGTGTCGGCTGAATTTCTTGAAGGAACTACAGCCTCGGGTAAAACTACCGTTGGAGCAGGCGTTAAGTTTATGCGAATGGTGTCGCAGTCGCCGAAGAAGCTTCACGCAATTGCCGCAAAGACTACGGGCAAGGCCGAGGAAACGATAATTCAGCAGGATAACGGTATTCTCGACCTGCATCGTAACGCCGTTTACCGCGGTAACGGCGACAAGGACTACAAGCTGCCGCATATCAAGTTTGAAGGCAAAATTATCTATATTCTCGGTTATAGCAGTCGGGATAAGTGGGAAATGGTTCTCGGTGCGCAGTTTGGGTGCGTGTATATTGACGAAATCAACACCGCCGATATCGAGTTTATCCGAGAGATGTCAACCCGAAATGATTACCTGCTTGCAACTCTTAACCCCGATGATCCAAGCCTGCCGGTCTATAAAGAATTTGTGAACCGCTCCCGACCGTTTAGAAAATACGCAAACGATGTTCCGCCTGAGATTATGGCCGAACTTACCGAAGAACCTGTACCGAATTGGCGGTATTGGTTCTTTTCTTTTACAGATAATTTAAGCCTTACACCCGAACAGGTTGAAAAGAAAAAAGCCTCTGCTCCAAAAGGAACAAAGCTTTATAAAAATAAAATCTTAGGCTTGCGAGGCAGGGCAACAGGGCTTGTATTTAGCAATTTTGAGCGCAGGCATATAGTTACGAGAGACTGTGCGAAAAAGTTTATCACCGGCTCAAAAGGCGAGGCTTTTGAACACTTTTCGGCAGGACTTGATACTGCATATTCGAGTAAGTCACCTGACACTATCGCAATGTCATTTATCGGCATCACAAATAAAGGGCGGTGCTTTGTGCTCGACGAGAGGGTATATAATAACGCAGAATTACAAACACCCATTGCTCCGAGTGATACGGCAGTTAATTTTATTAATTTTCTTGATTGTAATCGCGAAGAATGGGGCTTTGCGCGAAATGTGTTTATCGATAATGCAGACCAAGCAACTATCACAGAACTTAACAAGTATAAACGACAGCACGGTTGCATTTATATCTTCAACAATGCGTGGAAGCAGACAACAATTATTGACCGCATTAATATGCAGCTTGGCTGGTTTGCAAAGGATTATTTTTTAGTTGTTGATTCTTGCACCAATTACATACAAGAACTTAATATTTACAGTTGGCGCGAGGACAAAGATAATACTCCGGAGGACGGCAACGACCATATGATAAACAGTGTGCAATATGCTTGGTTGCCTTACAAGTCTAAAATTATGGGAGGGCAAAAATGAAACTAGCAGATAAGGTGAGACATATGATAAAAAGTTGGTTACAAATTTACCCAGCACAAAATACAAATGTTGTAATAAATGAACAGGTTGACTTTTATGCCAACTGTGCAAAAAATCGCATATGGTATCGTGGCAGAGCCGAGGAGCTGTCAGAGCTTTATAAGCAAATAGGTGTTGACCGTACAAATTTTTGGGCAGCTGTCCCGACAAGAGGTATGGAAATTCGGAAAATACACACAGGCTTGCCTAGACTTATGGTGGATGTGCTTACTGCGATAGTTGTATCTGACATGAATGATGTGGAAGTACCTATTGAGTACGCAGACTTGTGGGAAAGCATCGAAAAAGAGAACAATTTTCTTGACCTTGTGTCGGAAGCAACGGCGGAGACGCTGTTCATCGGTGACGGTGCATTTAAAATCAGTGTTGATGAAGAACTAAGCAAATACCCTATCATAGAATATATCAGTGGCGAAAATATTCAGTTTAACTACCGCCGGGGCAGAATATACGAAACAGTCTTTATTACGAAATATATCCACAATCAAAAAGAATACACTCTACAGGAAACATATGGCTATGGTTACATTTACACCCGGCTGTATGACGGCGATAATCAAATACTGCTAGAGGCTATACCGCAAACACAGGGATTGTCTGAGTGCGTGACATTTGAGCCTAAGTACTGTATGGCAATTCCAATCAAGTTTTACAAAAGTCACTACTACGAGGGCAGAGGTCAGTCAATCTTTGACGGAGGTAAGACTGCAAGCTTTGATTCTCTTGACGAGATATGGAGCCAGTGGGTATATGCAATACGCCGCAGTCGTCCAAAAGAGTATCTGCCGCCGGAAATGGTACCACGAAATCCAAATAGCGGTGAGCCTCTGAAGCCTAACGCTTTTGACAATGTGTTTATACAAACCCAGGGTGCAATGGCGGAGGGGCAGGACAGTGAAATTAAACTTGTGCAGCCGGCTGTACCGTCTGAAAGCTATTTAAGTGCATACATAACGGCTTTAGATTTATGCTTACAGGGCATTATATCCCCGTCCACGTTGGGTATTGATACAAAGAAACTTGACAACGCCGAGGCACAGCGAGAAAAAGAGAAAACAACTCTATACACGCGCAATCAAATAATATCTGTGCTGCAAAAAGTATTGCAAGAGCTGATTAACACAGCGTTTAAGGTGTACAACACTTGCAACAGCAAGCAGGCGTCGGACACAGAAGTCGATGTAACATTTGGCGAATACGCAAACCCAAGCTTTGAAAGCCAGGTTGAAACAATAGGCAAGGGTAAAGCACAGGGCATTATGAGTACAGAAGCTTGTATTGATGAGCTATACGGTGACACAAAGGGCGAAGATTGGAAAGCTGCTGAGGTTGCAAGGCTCAAAGCTGAACAGGGTATTACACAAGGTAGCGAAACCTCATCGCTGGATGATGTGATAGGTGCTGAATATGAGTGACGATTACGACATTTCAAAGGCTTTTGAGCGTGTTGAAGATAGCCTTATTGACAGTATGATGCGTAATTTCAGCCGTCACAGGGCCGAAGAAACCGCAGAGGGTTACAATTGGACGCAATGGCAGGCTGAACAGTTAAAGAGCCTTGAGGAGTACCGCAAGCGCAATGCAAAGAAATTTGGAAAGCAATTCAGTAACATCAACAGCAAGGTTGAGGAGATGATACGCACTGCAAGAGCTGACGGTAACGCAGACCAGGAAGCGAAAATACTTGAAGCTATAAAGAATGGATTTAAATTGCCTGAAAAACCGTCAAAACACAGCACAGGCGAGTTTTTTAAGGTTAACGACAGAAAGCTTGACGCACTTGTAAAATCGACCACAGACGATTTAAAGAGGGCGGAAACGGCAGTCCTGCGTATGAGCAATGACAAGTACCGCAAGGCAATCTTCAATGCTCAGGTGTACGCAAACACCGGTGCAGGCACATACGAAAAAGCTGTTGACATGGCTTGTAAGGATATGCTAAACGCAGGGCTGAATTGTGTGGAGTACAAGAACGGTGCAAGGCACACGCTCTCGGACTATGCAGATATGGCAATTAAAACAGCCAACAAGCGTGCCTACCTCAGAGGCGAGGGCGAGGAAAGAGCCAAATACGGACTTTCGCTTGTTGTGGTAAACTCGAGGCAGGGCGGTTGCCCCGATTGTGCAAAGTATATAGGCAAAGTGTTTATTGACGATGTATATTCAAACGGCAGGAAGTCTGACGGTAATTATCCGCTGCTTTCAACCGCAATCAAAAACGGATTGTTTCATCCACGCTGTAAGGACAGCACAAGTACATACTATCCCGAACTTGACGATTTGGACGGACCTCTCTCCGATGACGAGCTTGCAGAGCTTGACCGTCAGCGAGGAATTGAAGAAAAACAGCAGTACGCAGAAAGGCAGGCAAAACGATTTGACCGCAGGGCAAAATACAGCCTTGACGAAGATAACAAACGCGTTGCACAGGCAAGAGCGGATGAGTGGCACGATAAGGCTGAAAAATTAAGTAGTATCTCCAATGATCCAGTACATAAAATTTCAGATGGAAATTCAAACAGCGATAAAATTTCAAAAATTGTAGATAATAAACTTGATAATACGAAGCAAAGTGGTATAATAGAATTTGAAAAGGGCGTTACAAAAGAGGTACAAGATGCCTTTAATACCGAGTTTGCAAACATGCAGGATAAGTTTGGAAAAGTAACTACGATTTCAAGAGTTGGTACGCTAAAAACAGGCAGCGCATCCGATTATGGTGAGTTTTACGATAATTCAGGAGAATTACTACTAAAGTTTGCTAACAAGAAAAACGCATTATCGGAACATGCGCAAAAGGTTTTGGCTATGAAAAAGTCGGGTGAATGGTCTTCGGCGCATCCTTTGCATACTTTCAGACATGAGATAGGTCATGCGATACAGCTTGAACATAGGTTAAATGATCCGTTATGGGACGATAAGTTAAAGCGTATACAGGATATAATGTGTTCGTTGCCTGAATTTAATAATTATAATTTTAAGGACAAATATTCTGTTTCTAAATATGCTATGGACGACATAAATGAATTTATTTCTGAATGTATTGCTGAAAGTATGACTAAAAAAGCAAGAAAAATATCAAAGCTTATTGCTAAAATTATTTTAGGTGGTGGTTAATATGACTGAAATTTTTAATAAATATTTAAAGTGGTCTCATTTAGATAAGACCTGTCATAGAAAACTTAACAAAGATGCTCCTGAATATATAAAGGAAGAAGTACGTAAGCTTGATAACGAATATTTTAGAAAAACAGGTAGGCATAAAATACTTGTGGATTATTCAGATGATAACTAACCGCTCCTTGAGGGCGGTTTTATTATGCCTCATTAACAAAAATAGTACAAATTTACGCATTAAGCATTTTATAACCGACAGTAATGTTGATTATAAGATGCTTTTTTATTACCAATTTGAAAGGTGGTGACGGAAATGAAAATTAAGGTTACAACAGCATTTAACGACCGGCAGAACGGCTGCGTTACCCGTCCTGTGAACGAAGTTTTTGAGTGCTCGGACAAAAGAGCAATGGAACTTATATCCTTAGGCTATGCCGAGAGGGTTGAAGATGAACAGCCCAAGGGCAAGCTTGGAAAAACTAAAAACGATAACTAAGCATTTGTGCAGTTGATTGCACAAATGCTTTTTTACTGCCCTAAGCACGGCGTTAAACTGCTATTTTACAGAAAGTGAGGTAATAATTATGCCAACAGACGATGAAAAGAAAGCCCCTGAAGCCCTTAAAAGCGAGCCTAAGGGCGATAGTAAGCCGGAGACAGATGCAGGCGAGAAAAAGCCGGCAGAAAATTCGGAAAATCAGGCCCAAAATTCCAAAAGTGACGAGCCGAAAGCTGAGGAAACCACCAACGAGGAGCCAAAGCAGGAGCAGAACAAGGATAACGCAAAAGATGATGGTAATAAACTGCCGGAGCTGTCGGAGGTTGACCAGCTAAAAGCAGAAAATTTTGCACTGAAAACACAAATCGAGGCAATAAAAATTGGCTTTTTGCCTGATGTACTGGAAGACGCAGTTGCGCTTGCGGAAAATGTTGTTAAACGTGACGGCTCGGACATTACAACAGCTTTACAGTCGATAGCAAAGAAGTATCCGGACTGGAAAGCCGACAGCAATGACAAGAACAGCAAAAAGGGAGGCTTTAAGCTGGGAGCTGACAGCAATGCAGATAAGAACAAGGCAAATCAAGATAAGCTTGACGCTGCCTTTGGCGTAAAATCAAAATAAGAAAGGACGATAAATAATGCCAAATACTATTAACTATGCAACAGTATTCAGCAATCAACTAAGACAACTGTATGCAACAGAGCTTAAGTCTGATTTACTGTATCATTCAAACACCGACCTGCAGCTAAAAAACGGAAAGGACATTAAAATCCCAACCTTGACCGTATCAGGCTTTAAGGACCACACAAGAGGCAGCCTGGGCTTTACCGCAGGTGACTATGCTAATAACTACGAAACAAAGACACTTGACCATGACCGTTCAATTGAGTTTGTTGTAGACCCAATGGACTTTGACGAGACAGACAGTGTAGTTTCAGTAGCTAACATTCAGAGACGATTCGATGAAACACAGGCAATTCCGGAGCTGGATTGCTATACATTCTCAAAAATCTACACCGAAGCAAAGCGTATCAGTGCAGAAATTAAGACAACTGCACTAACCAAGGACAATGTCCTTGATGATTTTGATGCAAACCTGCAGAAGCTGGAGGATAAGGGTGTACCGCTTGACAGGATTGTGCTGTATTGCACATCGGCGTATAAGACATTGCTCAAAAACGCAACAGGCATTTACCGTAGCCTAAATGTCGTTGGAGGTGAAAACAGTGTTGACAGAAGAGTTAGAACTCTTGACGATATTACAAACATTGTTACAGTGCCTAGCGCAAGGTTGAAGACAGCCTATGACTTCACTAACGGTTGTACACCTGCAAGCAGTGCTAAGCAGATAGATTATATTCTTATTGACCCTGAAAGCCAGGTATCACGAGTTAAGTATTCTTACATTCATATGTTTGCGCCAGGCTCGGACAGCCGTACATCTGACAACTACCTGTATCAAAATCGCAGATATAATGGCAGCTTTGCGATAGACCACCTGATGAAAGACGGCTGTATCATACATGCAGAAAGCGAGGGCTAAAAGTGAAAGCAGTAAAAGATAACAAGGTTTATACTGTCACAGATGAAAATAAGTCGCAGTATAAGAACGCCGGCTACGACATCACAGACGACAAAGGCAAGGTGCTCGAAGAGGCTGTGGGCAAGACAGTGGCATATGAAAAATATGCGGAGCTTTTAGCAGAAAATAAAAAGCTTAAGGCTGAAAATGCAAAGCTAAAAAAGGGTGAGTAACTATGATTTACTCAACGCTCGAGTTCTATCTTGAATACAGTGGTAAAAATTCAGAGGATGTGTGTAATGCATTGCGCAGCGCAAGCAGACACATAGATACACTGACATTTAACCGCATAAGATGGGAGGAGTTGTCAGATTTTCAGCGTGAAATAGTACAGGAGGTTTGCTGTGATATGGCAGACTTTGAGCTTGACAATGCAGAGATGTTAAATAGTGTGGTATCAGGCTACTCAATTAACGGCGTATCTATGCAGTTTGGCGGCAACAATGTGCGGCAAATTGACGGAGTAACGGTCAAAAACGACATATACCAAAAGCTGTGCCAAACCGGTTTGTGCTATAGGGGGTTGTAATAATGACATACCCTAATTTAGTACCGCAAGCATTGTGCCAAACAGCCTGCACAGTGACAATTTTTGCCGAGGATATATTAGAGGATGGCGAGCCAATAAAAGCTTTACAGGGCAATTTTAAGTGTAATTATCAAGACAGCGCAAAAACAATATTGACAAAAGAGCAGCACAAGGTCGAAATAACCGGTACTGCTCTTTTTTGTGGCGATATTGCACCGGATATTGCAGTAATAAGCAATGGTGAGGTCATTGTACACGGTGTTAAACGCAAAATTGCACAAGGTACAAAAGCGCGTAACCCTGACAGCACAGTAAATTACACAAAGTTGGAGTTGATTTAATGGGATTTTCGGTAACATCAAAAATCAAGTTGAATCTGCCGGTTATAAATAAGCTAAATGTTGCTCAACAGGCGGCTTTACATGACACTACAGACGCATTGCTCACACAAATCAAGAACACGCAGGTCATGCCGTTTGATTCCGGAAACTTGCAGAATGAAAGTACATTTGCAGACTATACAAATCTTGCAAATGGTAAAACAAAAATCGTGTCAAGCACTCCGTATGCAAGACGGCTGTATTTCCACCCTGAATATAATTTCAGTCGTGAAGAAAACATTGCCGCAGGCGGTAAGTGGCTTGCACCTTGGTTAGAGGGCGGCACAAAGCAAAATTTTTGTCAAAAGGCTTTTGCTAGATTTTACAAAAGGGAGGCAGGACTTTGATTTATTTATCAGATATTAGAGACTGGCTTAAAACTGTATCTAACGCAGAGCATTACTACATTGGCAAACTGGATAATAAGCAAGAGAGGTCTCTTGGTGCGTACTCTCTTAAGCAGTCAGGTGCTCCTGTAAGGGCAATAGGCACCGACAGCACATATAGCACTGTCAGTGTGTCTTTGCTCTTGCATTGGAGCAACAATGCGAAAGAAACCGAACAAGAGGCACGACATTTATTTGAGACGCTTTACAACATTAAAGATGTTGTAATCAACGAACACAAAATCTATATAATCGAACTGCTTACCCCTGAGCCTGTTGATGTTGGTACAGATGATAAGGGAGTTTATGAGCAGGTTATTGAAGTTAAATTTTACTACGAAAGGAAGTAATAAATATGGCAGGAAAAACAGGAGTTTACCCTTGTTATGAAAATCAGTTTGCTATAGGAAAAAACGGCGCTGATACAGCTACTACAAATATAGCAAATTGCGAGGAATATTCGGTGTCTTTTGACAATAATGTCAGCGAGTGGACCGCGTATGAAAATGAGGGCTGGACATCACGACTAATGACAGGCAAGAGCGTAACTATAAGCGTCAAAGCTAAGCGCACAATAGGCGATGCCGGCAATGATGATGTTGCAGACCTTGCACTAAAAAGCGGCACAGATGTACAGCGCTCGTTTAAATGGACTTTCCCAAGCGGCGCAACAGTGCTCTTTAAGGACGCAGTAATTTCAGTAACTGCAAACGGCGCCGGTCCGTCAACGGATGTTGCTACACTGGAATTTGAGGTCATGAGTAACGGCAAGCCGATATATACACCGGCGGCATAAAATTTATTAGGAGGTAATCATATGTCAAAAATTTTAGACATTACAGATAGGCTCAATTTCGAGCAAAAGCCTGTTATTAAGATTAAAGATGTAGAAATCGAAGTCAACAACGACGCTATATCATTTATCAAGGTAGCAGCACTTTTCGACGGCAAGGACATAAAGCCGGCAGATATGCTAACAGCAATAGATTTGCTTTTTGATGATGATAACAAAGCAAAAGTAACAAACCTGCATTTGTCATTTGACAGCCTTGCAAAGGTTATTCAGACTGCCACATCTCTTGTTGCAAAAGATGATGTGGGGGAAGATGTGACCCCGGCTACGACTTAGTAGACGATTTTGACTTAATCGTATCTAGCTTTAAGTCTGAGTACGGGGTAAGTATTTACTCGGACGAATTTAGAGAAATGACTTGGGCGGAATTTAGCTCGTTGCTGCAAGGTTTAGGAGCAGACACACCACTTGCAAAAATGGCTCAAATCCGACTGGAGGACGACAAAAACATTTTAAAGAACTTTACACCTGCACAGCAAAAAATACGCAGTAAATGGCGCTCGCGCAACGCACAGAGGGTACCGGAAGCTGCTGCACAACAGGCACTGCAAGAATTTGAAAAGCTGTTTGCAGGCATGTAAGGAGGTGGTGACTATATGGCGGCACAAGTTGGCGAAATCAGCTTAAAGCTTGTACTGGACAAGCGGAGCTTTGCCAAGTCGCTTAATGCGGTGGAGAAGCAGGCAAACAGTGTAAGCGATAAAATGTCAGGTGCACTAAAAAAACTTGGCTCGGCAGTTGTTGCGGCGTTTTCGGTTGCGGCTATTAAAAACTTTGGGCAAGCTTGTATCGAATCTGCAGCAAGTGTCAGTGCGGCTAACTCACAGTTTGCGCAAACATTCGGCACAATGCAGGAGCAGGCGTCAAATGCAATGCAAGCAGTAGCGAAAGAAAGCGGCATAGTAGAAAGCCGCTTGCAGGGTGTGGGTACAAGTATTTATGCTTTTGCAAAAACCACAGGTATGGACAGCGCTAACGCGTTAAGTATGATGCAGGACGCTTTGCAGGTAACAGCTGATAGTGCGGCATATTATGACCGCAGTTTGGAGGACACTGCCGAAAGCTTAAAGTCATTTTTAAAAGGCAACTATGAAAACGACGCAGCTCTCGGTTTATCCTGCACTGAAACCACACGTAACGCGGCGGCTAATAAGCTGTATGGTAAATCTTTTCAGGATTTGTCAGAAAGTCAAAAACAACTTACCCTTTTGCAGATGGTTAAAGACGCTAACCAACTGTCAGGTGCTATGGGGCAGGCAAGTCGAGAAGCAGACGGTTGGGAAAATGTCACAGGTAACTTAAAAGAGGCGTGGAAACAATTTTTGGCGGTTGTCGGTCAGCCTATTTTACAGGCGGCAACCCAAATCGTAAAACAGTTATCGTCAGCATTGCAAACACTTACAGGCTATGCAAAGCAGGCAACAGACGCATTGAGCAAGTTTTTTGGCTGGGATACAAATAATCAGACCGCCACAGCAATAGGCAGTGCTAGTACAGAGGCAAAGAGCTTGGCTAAATCGGCTGATAAATCAACCGACAGCTTAAAAAAGACTGAAAAAACAGCCAAAAAACTGCAAAACAGTCTTGCAGGCTTTGACGAGCTTAATGTGCTTAGCGTTGATAATGCTGATGATAGCAATGACAGTGACAACGAAGAATCACCTGTACAAGCAGACAGCGTCAAGAAAGCAAACTCTGCTTTAAAAAGCACAGAAAAATCACTCGACAATATAACATCTAAGCTGAAAAAAATCAGCTCTGAATTGGGCTTTGACAAGCTTACCGAGGGCGTAAAAAAGGGCTTTGACAGCGTAAACTGGGGTGCTATAAAGGGTAATGTTGACAGTATTTTTACAGATTTGCAGCCTATAGCACAGGCTAGTTTTAATGGCGTTAAAAAGATTGTTCTCTCAAGTATGAGCACGGTCGGTAAAGTAGTGGGCGGTGCCGTGAGTGTTGCAGGTAAGTCGCTGCAAACAGTTACGGGCGGTGTAGCAAAATGGTTAGATAAAGACAAAACAAAAATAGCTGCAGGCATAACGACTATATCAAACAATATAAGTAGCGGTATAAACAGTGTAGGTACATTTGCGGACAGTATTTTTACAACCATGGGAGCTAGTGTCGACCGTATGCGTCCGACGATGGAAACAGCTATAGCAACATTACTAAGCGGTTTTACTACTCTAGGCTTGTCAGTAGGCACAATATTAACAGGTGCGTTTGATATTGCCACAGGATCGCTTGCAGAATGGGCAGAAACAAATGAGGAAACAATAGGCTTATTCTTTGATAATATACAGTCGATGTTTGCAGATGTAGCAACCCTACTTGGCGGTATTATGTCTGACATTGGTAATATATTGACAGACTGGTGGACCCAAGAAGGCGGCGGAGCGGAAATATTTGAAAATGTATGCAAAATGTTTACGGATATTGGCACAACATTCATGCATGTATTTAACGAATGGATAAAGCCGGCTTGGGATTGCTTGGTTTCTGTATTACAGTCCGCTTGGGATAATTGCTTAAAACCTGTCTTTGAACAAGTTGTTTCTGTTTTCGGCAAAATCGGTGAGGCTGTATCAGCTGTGTGGAATAATTTCTTAAGTCCAATTGTAAACTGGCTTGTTGATGTGCTTGCCCCGACATTTCAGCGGCAGTTTGACTTTATCAAATCTGTTGCGGACACTGTATTTGGCGCAATAGGCGGATTTGTAAGCGGTTTACTTAAAAAATTCGGCGGAATTATAGACTTTATCACGGGCGTTTTCACAGGCGATTGGAAAAAAGCCTGGAAAGGTATTTGTGATTATGTGCAAGGTACCTGGGATATGATATGGTCAATAATCAAAGGTGTAGTTAATCTCATCATTGACGGTATTAACGGCCTGTGGCGCGGCATTTACGCTGTGGTAAAGGGCATTGTTGACAGTATAGGCAGTATTTCCGGTGCATTAGGTGACCTTTTCGGCCAAGACTGGCATTTTAGTATGCCGGAAGAACCTCCTTTGATACCAAAATTGGCCCGTGGCGGACTTGTTAAAGCACCAACCCTCGCACTTGTAGGCGACAACGCAGGTGCAAGCACAGGAGACCCTGAGGTAGTGTCGCCTCTGTCAAAACTGCGGGGCATGATAGGCAACAATGACAACAGCACAGCAGATACACAGCTGCTACAGCAAATTTTAAGTTATCTGATTAAGCTATATGATATGTTTTACGCACATTATCAGAGTGGTGACATATGCGAAATATCGCTTGACTTAGACGGTGACCCGGTATTTAAGAAAATTGTACAGCTAAACAACATGTACAAAAAACGCCACGGCGGTAAATCGGCATTTGCTTAAGGAGGTAAAAAATGGCATATAACGGATATTTATTAGCATTTGGCAGTGTAGTGCTGCCAAATGCATACCTTACGCAAGGCTCATATAGTGTTACACCCAGTCAGCGTACCGAGTTGGCCGCATATCGCGATAACAGCAATAATTTGCACCGTACTACGAGTTCCAATTATAAAACTAAAATCACATTTAGTACAAAGCCACTAACACTAGATGAAAAGATAGCTCTGCAGAATGTGATCGCCTCAGGTATGGTAAACAACACAGAACGAAAAGTACTAGTGACATACTGGAACGATGAAGCAAACAGCTATTATACAAGCTATTTTTACATTACAGATGTTACTTACACTGTACTTGATACTTTTGGTAATAATATCATTTACAACCCGATTAGCTACACGCTGATCGAATACTAAGGAGTGAATATATGGCGGTTTTATTGAACAGGCGGCTGGAACTAAGCTTCGCAACCCCGGGTGTTGTAGAATTTACAATTAAAAGCGAAAATATCATTGCAGAAAGTATGGTTATAACTCGCTCGCTGTGCGACGGTAATTTCAAGCTTGGCGGATGCATAGCAAGCAGCTTTGAAATTCAACTTATAGATGTGCCGGCTAACAAGGTACAGGGTAAGAAGATTACAGCAAAGCTGTATGAAACATTTGAAATATACGGTGCACAAAGTGTTATATTTCCGAGTACAAGCATATACCCGTCGGACGACTTATATCCAGGCAAGCACTTCACAAGAGAAAGAATGAGGCACCTCTTTGCAGGTACAGTAGATACGGCAAAGAGGCAGAATGATAGGCAGATAGTTAAAATTACAGCGTATGACGACTTGTATACCCTCGGCAACAAAAATGTGTATACTTGGTTTTATAATTTTGCGTTGCATTCACCTGATGCTAAAATTTCTGACCTGACATCAAGCTTATTTTCTTCACAGTTAAGTGAGCTGCAGCTCAACGGTAACCCTTACGGAAGCAACGGAAACGACAAAGTAGCTCTTAATTTAGGTCCTACATTAGTAGAGAGCAACTATAAGGGCAGTTTATTAGCAATTGATGTGCTTAGGTCAATATGTGAGCTTACAGGTGTCTTTGGTTATATAAGCGAAGAAGGCAATTTTATGGTTGTGGATATCAAAAATAATAAATCGCATCCTTATACGAGGTCTATATCAAGGTACGAAAGTTTGTCGTTCGAGGAATACGAAACACAGATTTTTGACGGAATAGTGTTGTGCTACGGTGAAAATAAGCGATATATCTACGGTCGAGCATCATCATATGAGCAACCAAGCTGCTACTACTGTAAGGACAATGTGATAGCTAATTGCTGTAAGGATAGTACAACCGCAGGATATTTTGGCAAAAATTTAGCGGACGCTAGCAGACTTTTGAATCAAGATTACTGCTACCGGCCGTTTACTCTTAAAATGGACGATGATTTTCCAAACCTCGACGACACTATTAAAGCTTACACAACGCTTGGAGTCAAGGTTAAGATAGCAACAGGCTTTAATTCTTCAAGCGATGATATACAATATGTAAACAGCTTTGTGTTAAAGGAAAGAACGGCAGGCATAGCAAACTTGACGCATGAATTTTCAGCGGAGGGCGAAAAAGTACAAACAGGTTATGATTCGGAGGCGATACAATGACAAACTACACACGAGTTAATTGGACAAACACATACACAACACCGCTTAATGCGGATAACTTAAATACGATGGACAAAGGTATATCTGACTTGTCAAGTGATATTGCGGATGTTACAGCGGCAATAAGCAAAAATCAAGATAACCTAACATCACTTATGTGCTACCCAAACCAAGCAAACAATATTATGATTAACGCCAAAAATTTTAAGGATACGGCAAATTGGTCAAAAGTCAACGCAGGTACTATTGGTGTTGACAATACAAGCCTTACACTTGCGAGCAATGGTGCACTTGGAGCATATGGCAAACTGTCAAAAACAATAACTCTTGACCGCGACGGGGATAAGCTGGTGCTAATTAAAATAAGGGCACTGCTTGCACAGGGTAGCGGTGCAAAAATACAACCGTGTTGGCGGCTAAACATAAACGGCAATTATATTACACCAGCTAGTATTGTTGCAGGTAATCTGACATTAACGAGTAGCGTATATTGGCAGCTGTCGGATAGTAACAAGTGGCAGGACTTATGGCTCATCGCTAAAAGACCTGCAGCTGGCACAGACTTTAGCCTTAACGCCGTCGGTTTGTTTGTGCAGTCAACTGCAACAGTGTATATATCTCATTATCAAGTGTTCTACAGCTTAGACTAGAACTAGAGGTGGTTATAAATGCGACAAAGTCGCTTGCTTTTATGACAAAATCAGTAATGAGCTTTTATACGACAAAGGAACAGGAGAATTTAACTATTCTCTGTAATTAAAACAGGTTAAAAAAATAAAAGCAGCATATTGTGCTGCTGAAAATTAGGAGTGATAACAAATGTCAGTAATTGACGACCTAACAAGAATTGCAAAAGGTCAAATAGGAAACAACGGAAGCAAATACCGCAAGTGGTTTTACAACCGTACAAGCGACTACTACGGCGTAAACTGGTGTGCGGTTTTTATAAGCTGGCTATTTAACCAGGTAAATGGTTTAGGTAAATATATTATAAAATCTGACGGTGCAGGCTCAGTGCCGCGTGAAAGTATAGCAGCAGGACTAAAAGGCAAATGGTATGAAAGTGAGTATAGTGCAGGTGGTACACGGCCACGAGCTGGCGACATCGTTGTATTTACATGGAACAGTATAGGCAGAGTGCCGGGGCAGGATAAATATTATAGTAATCATATTGGATATGTTTATGCGGTTGACAGCAGCTATATTTATACGATAGAGGGCAACACAGGAAGCGACAGTGCAGATTATAGCGTAGTTGCGTATAGGCAATATAGTCGCACAAGCGGCAAAATTAACGGCTATTATAGACCAAACTATACAAGTGCAAACAAGGAGGACGACGAAATGAATTTTAAAAAGGGTGATAAATCAGACGGGGTTTTGGCATATAAGTCATTACTGCAGCAGGGTCAGAAATTGGGCATAATTAAGTCCAAGGTAGACAATACAAACAGCTTTGGCGGCGGTACTTACAAGGCAACCTTGGAAGTGCAGAAAAAGTTCAAGCTTGAGCGGGACGGCGTTGCCGGTAAAAACACAATCACGGCTCTTAGAAACGCTATAAACAAGGCCTTGAGCAACGTTTCTATCGGCGGTACAATGGTAAAAGGCGACATTAATCTAGGCGTATACGCTGTCAAGAGAAGCTTGCAGACTGCACACACGGCAGGCATTATCAAGAGCAACTGCGACAACAAGCTTGGTTTCGGCACCGGCACAGAAAAATGTGTTAAAGAGATTCAAAAAATTGCATGTCTTAAGCCGTCGGGCATCGTTGATAAGGGTGTCATTAATGCAATTAATAACCTGATAGAAAAGAGGTTGACAAAGTGAAAGAAAATGTAGTACAGGGCATAATAACTGTGATTATAACAGGAGTATCTGCATATTTTGGAGTTATTGCAATACCTTTTATTGTTTTAGCTATCGCAATGGCTATTGATTACATAACTGGTCTGATTTACGCCAAAAAGACAACAGGATTAGATAGTCGTGTTGGTATATTTGGCATAGTTAAAAAGCTTTGTTACATAGCTCTTGTAGGTGTTGGCGCCATAGTTGATTACTTGTTATATGCGGGTATGGCGCAAATTGGCGTAGAGAGCAACTGTACAATGGCTTTCGGGTTGCTTGTTACCATATGGCTTATTATTAACGAGTTAATAAGTATACTCGAAAACTTGGGGAAAATCGGCGTACCACTGCCGAGCTTTTTAACAAATATGATTAGCCGGCTCAAAAACACGGTAGAAAATAAAACAGAATAAACATATTAAGCCCGTCCTGTTCGTAGTAAGCAGGACGGGCTTTTTGCGTGTAAAAAAAAAACAAATGATTTTAATTAAATCTATTACTACACTGTTACTACAGATTAATTTTTGACACCTAAAAAACCGCATGAATAAGCTGATTTTAAGATTTGGTAGCATGACTGTTAATCATGATGTCACTGGTTCGAGCCCAGTTGGGGGAGCCAAAAG